CCCTTCAAATAAGTCGCGCCCATCCGGTAGCTTGTATATGTGATTATCGATTAATTTGTTGATTAAAACGTCTTGCTCCATGTTGCCTCCTAGCTGATTTGTTTCTTTTTGTATTTCCTTGGTGGTTTTGTTGCTGCTTCGTACGGATCCATCTTCCTTTTAACCCTTTGATAAAATGCTTTAGTATTAATTCCGTTTGCTTCCGCTAAAGGAATGTATTCCTCGAACCCCTTTGGTTTTGTCGCTGCTTCGTATGGCGTCATTCCTTCTTTTCGGCGGCGATAGTATGTCGAATCGCTTATCCCATTACTTCTAGCTAGTTTCAGCATTTTCACATTCTTTTCTTTCCCTTCATAACTCGTACCAACTGGTGAAGTAATTGCGCGTTCCATCGTCCATCCATGACGTAATCTTTGGTCAAGTAACTTTTCACTTACTCCAATTGAAGCGGCTTGTTTAATTTCCTCTTTAGATGGTTTTTGATAGTTTATTTTGCGATATACAGTCGCTGGTTCTGTCGCCGCCTCTTCTGGTGTCCATTTCCGACGTTTCCCATATAGAATCCTCTTTCTGAATGTTTGGTAATCAATTCCATTCTTCTTTGCTACATCAATGTACTTTCGATACTTCCTTGCAAATTCGCCGCTCAATGGTTCTGTAATTGCCTGTTCAATTGTTTTCTTTCCTTTTTTAATTCGTTGATTTACAGTCTGCCTACTAATACCATTCTGTTCCGCTATTTTATATTGTGATTCCGTTGGTTTCTCCTTGTTATTCATCGTTTTATTCCTCTCCCCCATCTCGAGCGATTTGACATGGCCACCGCTTCTTTCTTAGTCAATCTCGGGACTGTAGCAGCTTCAATTGGTTCCCAAAAAGATTCTTTAATACGCTGGCGAAATAACCGATATCCAATTCCGTTTTCCTCTGCGATTTCTAACTCTTTCTTATACTTTTTCGCAAATGATTCGTTCACTGGCCATGTGATGGCTTTCTCTATGTTCCATCCCCTAGTAATCCGTTGATCTACATTATTTTTGTTAATTCCATTATTTTTAGCTATTTCGTATTGTTCCCAGGTTGGGACCGGAAGGTAATTATTTTCCATGTTCTCCCTCCTAATCTAGCTCCATAATTTCTTTCAGTGTCCGATCTGAGATGTATGTGTTAACAATCTGTATCTTCCCGTATTTCTTCCTAGCCATTCCCTCGGCTTCGCTCTTTGTCTTTGCTTCAAACCACCGTAATTTTTGTCTTAGGTCTTTATCGAAGAAATCCACGGCATAAGTAGGGATTCCCTGTGTCTTTGCTAAAAATTGTTCGGACGTGCTTGTTGCTGCGTAATCAAAACTGCCTACAACATCCTCCAGTGTTAGTTGTTTCATGCCCCTAACCCCATTGGACGGGATTTAATCAAGTTTTTATCTGCCTGATCCATAATAAGAGCGGCAATTTCTAATTGATGTCTTCCCAACTCTTTTGCGATTTCAAGGATTCCTTTGCCTTCCTTCCACATTTCTTGCAATCGAATTACTTCGCTTTCATCAAATACCAGGTCCAACTCTTCTAAAGCGATATATAAGTTACGACGCGATTTCTTCATGTACTTTCTCTGTTGCAACGCCATCGTATAATTTTCCTTTTCTAAATCCGTTCCAAGTCTTGGCATCCCATTTCCCCTCCATTTGTAATTGATGAATTTCTCTTAGCTCCGCCATAACAGCATGACGCTTTCTATCTACTTCCTCAGGTGTAATGTTCGCCGCTTCGCAAATACATGGTCCAAACTGATACATACCCGTTCCAATGTCGTTCTGAATTACTCCCGTTCCGTTACACGCACACATTGTTTATTCCCCCTTCTTGAAATTTCGTAATCTATAATTATCACCAAACATTTCTAGCATTTCTGCGTTTTCCATCATTCTGCTAAAATCACGTTCTCCGTACATTTCAGCTAACTGATCAACACTAAAGTTTGTTGTGAATAAAGTACTTTTCCCAATCCGACTATCTACAATTTCGTTTGTCTTTGTTTGCTTCCAAGTAACGCCTTCTTTATCTTTCTCCGTGAACTCTGCCCCAAAATCATCGATAATAAGAACATCCACTTTAGCAAGAAGTGACATAAGCTTGTCCTCTGTTAATTCGCTATTTTTATTCCATGTAGACTTTATTTTTGTGAACAACTTATTCATTTGAATGAACATTGCGCTATATCCACGTTTCATTAATTCTTTTGTAGCTGCTACACACAAATGACTTTTACCAACTCCGTAATCTCCTGTAATAATCATGCTCATTGGATCTTCTTTGCTGTATGTAGAAACAAAGTTCATGATTGTCTCTTTTGCATCTGATAAATCCTTTGTAGGAGGTACATAATTATCAAAAGTAGCTTTCTTTAATTTGTCGTTGATTAAACTGTTGTCTGCAAATGAATCGTATAAACTAATAACTTGGTTCCTTTTTTGTATTACAAGCGTGTCCTGAGCTAACTGAACGTCCTGAGGTGCAATCTCTTTACAATGCCAGCAGTAGGCTTTGTTATTTTCATCAAGGAACTTTTTACGTCTACATAAATCACATCTTTCATTTGCGACCTTTGGTAAAGTCATATTTGTTGATGAAGCTATTATCTTTGCCATTGACACCGCCGCTGCTTGCATTAGAGCCCACTCCTTTTATTTTTTCATTTAAGTAACCTTCAAATTTAGTACCAAATAACGTTTCTGGTCGTAAATACGGGTTCATATGGGAGTCTTTTAACCATTGCGCTGTTTTAATATCAATAACCCGTTTAAAATCATCTATAGTAAAACCGTCTTTAAATCTAGCTTTGATTAACGATCTAGTTTTCGCTGTTTTATGTTTAAAAGATTTACCCGCTTGTTCATTAAGATAAGAAACGATATCTTCATAAGGGATACAGTCTTTTGACCGTTCTTTTTGGTCAGAAGACATATTATCTTTTAATGTAGTAATCTTTGTTGTAGTCTCTGTAGTAATCTTTGTATTTGTCCCACGTTTCAATGTGGGAGCCTCTCCCTTTTTAATGTGGGAGCCTCCCTCGTTATAATGTGGGAGGGTATCACTTTCTGATGTGATAGGGTCTTGATATAAAATAGAAATTTTTTCAATATTTTCAACGATAGGTTCTACATACATAACGTTGTTGAGTCTAGTCCCATTAACTATGATGGTGCGAAATTCAATCGATATTAGTTTTCTTTTTAGTAAGTATCTGCAAGCTTCTAATACTTGTCGTTTTGTAAATCCGAATGAATCTGCTAACTGCTGATAACTCTTTTGAAGCTTATCTGCCTTAAATTTTTGTTTATAACGAATTTCATTTGTTTTTTCATCACGAATTTCGGTTGGCTTATACCAATAAAAAATTTCACTTAGTACGGTAATAGCGACCATATACGGCTTCCCATTTTCTAAAGTAAGGTGTTTAAACCATCCTTGATCCATCGTATTACCACGTAAGTTTATTCTTGCGATTTTCATCACGTTGCTGTTCATTTAGTTCACCTTCTTCATCCAACATTCATAACTCGCACGATCTTCCATACCTGTGAATCGAATTTTGTCCTTTCCTTTAAACTTTCCATCGTTATAAAACGTCTTTTCTGCTCTATAAACCTTCTTGATTGGCGTTACGTAGTCATAACCTCTTGTTTCTAAATCGCGAACTGCTGTTAGCATTTCTTTCATTGATCCACGTCTTACAGGCACTTGAAACATTACGCATTCTCCCTTTCGCATATCGCAATATCACCGTTAACACTTAATATTTTGTATCCTGGATAGCGATCAGGAGTAATGTACTCAATCGCCTTTGCTTTCGCTTCTTTTTCATTTCGTGCGCCCTTCCACACCCACGCCGGAAGGACGACTTTTGATTGGTTTTTATCTAACATAGGTTTTTCACTCCTTAAGCTGATTGTTGAGACGCTTGGAACATCATGTTTATTGCTGTTTTTATCCGATTGTCAGCTTTATCATTCTTAACTAACCATTCAAGATAGCCTTTGTTTTCTTTGAATATCTCTCGTAATGTCTTACCTTCATGTTTGCCGAATGTAAGAACAATTTCTGCACCCTCTGTAGCATTTGTCGGTAGTGGCAAATCTTCTTTTTGCTTGTTATTTGGTTTATGTTGATTGCTATAATTGTTGTTTGGCTGTTTAGGTGCAGGGTCTTTAGCGTCTGCATCATCTTCATCTGTTGGCACACCAAAAAATTTAAGTAAAAAGTACCTTTCCGAATATGTTAATGCCGAACCGTATGCTTTCGAGATATCATCTTGTTGCCCAAAAAACTTCCAGGGTATCGTTTCTCTCTCTTCTGGTTTCTCTGCATTGATCCACTCGTAAAACCCATCACCTTCAATTACAAAGTCTGTTGTATCCTTACCCTTTTTACTTTTATAGCTGTATTGCCATGTTTTGTGCTCACCCATCTTAGGCATGAGAATAACTTGTAATTCATCCATATTATTTTTGATTTTATGGAGTATTTGAGAGCCTGTTACGTAGTCATATCCGTAACTTTTTCCGTTTTTTACGAATACATCTATGTCTTTTCTGATTGCAACTAGCTTTTGCCAGAGATTCATTATTCGTCATCTCCTCTATTGAACTTTTTCAAAACCGCAATCGCATCTTCTATTTCAAACACTTTACTTTCTGTTTCTTGGATGTTCTCAATTACAATTGGTCTCTTTTCTTCCAATCTTTCTAACTCTCTTTTGTATTCACCTAACCTTCTTTGTTCTACGGATAACGATTTTTCTAACTCTTCAATTCCAGCGTTCAAAACGGGATCACCTCTTCTTGTTGACTAACCTCGTAAACTTCCATAAGTGCTTGTAATCCATATTCATAAGCTACAACCATCGATGCGGCATCAGGTGCTTTACTCTTTTTGTATCGTTCAACTAAACTCATAAGAATTTGAATTTCAGTTTCAATTTTGTTTTGTAGGCCCATTTCATTCACCTGCAACTTTCTCTATCGAACGTTCTTTTACAAATTGTTTAATACAATCAGCTTCTGCGTGTATCGGATCACCGTTACAATCAAGGTAGCCCTCACCGTAATAAATTTCTCCGCCACAACCTTGGCAATAATCCATAAAGTCTCTTACTGATGAATCCTGATGATTTCCGATAACCATTGGATTTTCAATCATTTCCACATTCCTCCTTATTTACTGAGAGAAACGACTGTGATATAATAGAGTTACAATTTATTGCGTCGTTTCATGAACCAGTCGATTAGGGGTAATCGGCTGGTTTTATTTTGTTTTGATGCTTCGCGCATCGGAATATCCAGGAACCTTTGAATCAGGTGGGGACTAACATTAAATTCCTGAATATTCCGACAAGCGAAGGCTTGTCTATATTTGTAAAAAAGTGGTATAATTATCCTGTAAGGTTGGTGACTCGACCTTACACCCTTATACAATGAGCCACGAGCCTTCACAACTCTTGGCTCTTTTCTTATTTAGCCAAAGTGATAAACTCCTTATGCATTTCCTCAACCTTATCTGCGCTGTTATGTATCCCTCTAGCTCGTAAATCCTTTATGATCCACAAGAGTTTCTTTTGTTCGTCTTCATCACGCTGTTGTTTATTTGTCATCCCGTGACCATCCTGTCTTTTTGTCCCATACATCGATTCGGTGTACTAGGTATACGAATACACATATTGCCGCTGCTACGATTGCTAGTGATAATGTGCTTTCTTCCATCATTTAAACCGCTTCCTTTCCAAGAAACTTATTAATGAAGTAAAGTTGACCTTTTCCCGTGACTTTTGTAGTAAACGATGTTACAAACTCGCCTTGGCTATTTGTTCTTACATATTCTTGTGATTCAAATAACTCTAAATCCATTGAATACTGTGTTGGCGTGTTGTAAAGACTGCCTTTCTTCTTGCAAAGGTATCCGTTTTCTCTGAACCATTCGAAGAGTCTGTTTTGACCTGTATCGATTCCTTTTTGTCTCATTAAGTTAGCTAACTGTTTGACGGTTATTAGGTTTGTTGATACTTGTACCGCTTCAGCAAATGTTACAAGCGGTTGTTGTTGTAAGATTGTTCGTTCCGCTTCAACTCGCTTTGCTTTCTCTTCTTTTAAGTTTGTAAGAAGTCCAATCATGAAGTCTGGATTTGTTACCGCTTGTTCCAGGACTTGATCTGTCATGTATGATCCGTGTTTTCTAATAGAAGGAAGCACTTCGCTTGTTACCCATTTTTTGAATGCTTTCGCTTGTGGTTTGCGACTTGTCATGATTAATGAGTAAAGACCACTTTCATTGATTATGTTTGTTTCACCTTGACGACCTATGTTAAACATAGTGCGTTCTTCTGGATCTAATTTCTGCATCGCTTGTGTTGTATTTTTGATTTCCAACACTTCGCAAACATCTTTAGCTACGAACCAAACATCTTCACCTTTTACTACCGTTCTAACTTGACCAAGTTCTTCATTGTTGAAAACTTGTAATTTATTCATTTTCTTTCCTCCTTATATGTTTACTTCAGGTAAACAAACCTTTAAAAAAATTTGACTACCTATAGTTAACTTATTTCTAAAAGTTCATCTGTTGATACTTTGTATAACTTTGATAATTTGCCTAGTTTTTCAAGGCTAGGCTGTCTATACCCAAGTTCCATTTGGCAATAAGATCCTTTTGTACATTCTAGGTGTTTAGCTACTTCTTCTTGACTATAACCTAGTTGCAAACGTATCTGTTTAGCCCTTTGCGTATTTAATTTCGCCATGTTAATCACCTTTATTCGTTTCGTTAATTTGATTATATAACAACGTTTACCTAAAGTAAACATATAATTTTAAAAAAATCATAAAATAAAAATAAAAGTTGTCTTTGAGTAAACTTTTCTGTTACATTTTATATGAGGGAACTACTTATAGTAGTCCAATTAAAGGGGAGTATTTAATATGATAGAAAACATTATTGGTATTCGTGTTAAAGAAATACGGAATAGCTTAGCTATGAGCCAGCAAAGTTTCGCTGATGCTATTGAAGTAAGTAAAGGAATGGTATCCTTAATTGAATCAGGTAAGAAAAAACCTTCTAGAGAAACTGTATCTAAGATTTCGAACTTAGGTAATGTATCTGCAGACTATGTGATGGGACTTTCTGATTATAAAAACCTAAATGAAAGTCAGTCGTCAGAAGTTAAAACAGAATTACACGACATGATTAGTAAGATTGAAAAACTTGATGAAGATAAACAAAAACTAATATTGAACATGATTAAAGGTGCAGTAAACAGTTTAGACGATTGACGGCGATATTAAGCTAACAATCGTCTATTTTTTATTTAAACTTCCTTTTGGAATTGATTTATTTGCTCCATGATTGAATTTAAAGCTGTAATGGCTTCTTGATCACCACTCTTCGCCTTACTGATTAACACTTCTAATTCTGTATACTTCTCCATTCTAAAACCCCCAACTTCTCCATAATAGTTTGTGAATTGTTCACATAATTTCGGTTTCTGTGTTTTTAGATAAAAACCGAACTTCCCCTAAAAGCACGAAATGCGACCATCCTTTTAAGGACAATCGCATTCATATATCTATTATTAAATTTTACCAGCCGCCACCGCCTGGTTCGTTTGCATACATAATTACATTTTCATAGCTTGCTGCTTCTTGCTTCGGCTCTTCAACTTTTTTGTCAGCTGAGAAAGCGAATACTCCAGCGATTGCTAAGATCGGTAAAAACATTAAAATCTTTTTCAATAAATTCACCTCTTCTCATAAGATTATTATACCATTTTTTCAATTATAGCCCAAGTATAATTTCGGTAAATTTGCATAAAAAAGGCTCTTCTTTTCTAGAAACATTTTGTGTGATTTTTCTAATAAATATTTATCATTTCTAGCTAATCCCATATAACACGTTTGGAATTCGTTTAGTGATCCGTTTTCTTTTTCAATCTCTAACAAATACTTTTCTGCTTTTTCCTTATTCCCTTTTTGTAATTCTAAATATACATGCCCATCTTTATCTAGCTCTGAATAAACATCTTGAATGTCACGATAATGATGGATTTTCAAAAAGATTAAAGTGTTATTAACCCTTTGTATTTTTCTTTTTATATCTTCATTATCTTTGAATTTCCCATCCTTCAACATAGACAGTGCACATTCCAAATACTTCTTAGATCTTCTGTAATCTTCGAATATATACGATTCTCCTAAGTTATAAAACGCATTAGCTTTTTGGATTGCAAAATTAGGGTTTTTGTCACAAATCTTAAATAGGTCTGTAGAGTGTTTACGTGCATTTTCAATTTCGTTTTGCATTAAATATGTTACGCACATACCTTCTTTTATTCGGACTAAATAACTATTACGGATGAACTTATTTGAAATTTTAAGCGCTTTCTTCTCTACACGAACTATTCGTTTGAATAACAGTTTATATTCTTTCATTTGGTAAAGTGTTTGACATAGTAGTATTTCGATAAAAATTTTCATTTCTTTAGATGATACTTCACTCTTTTTACTATCCAAGTCATCATAAAATGTGTAAGGATCATACTTTGGTTCATCACCATGTTTATCTCTACAATGTTCGTAAATTATTTGATAAACACTTGCCCATTCTCTATTGAGTTCTGTTGGTGATGTTAATTCATCTGTAATTAACTCTTTTAAAGAATCAAATTCTCGTCGGAAGGCTGCGTACTCCAAAGCTTCCCTTTTATTTTCTGGTTTAGCGTATGATAGATAATTGAATATCATATCATTTTTAATTTCTGGAGCTGATTGATCGTATAACCTCATAATGATTTTCACTAAATAAATAAAACTAATTTCAGTATTCCCGTTAAGTATGTCAGATAAAGTGCTTTTAGCGATTCCGATGTACTTTGCTAGCTCTTCTCTAGTAATCTTAGAAGCGAATAGATCATCTGAAATTTTTCTTATTAATTCATTCATTACCTGGTGTTTATTTTCCTCAAACGTTATCTCATGCACTGCATTTTGCCCCCTTGTTGGACAAAAAAGACACGTTGCCCCTAGGCTTTTACATTTAAAGGAAAACGTGTCATTATATCTAGGTTGTGTGTTATAATTATGTATGAAGACTTATGACAAGTGTTTTCCCTAGTCGGATTAGGGAGGACGGTGTAAGGGTGTTGGTAGCACCACTTGCACAGTCATGGGTCTTTTTTACGTCCGTTTATTTTAATGTTTTCATAATACCACATTTTTCCCAAAATTCAGTCGTGTAGTTATCAGACAATTATTGAGAAAGTTGAGAAACCGCTTTAAATCAACGTTTATCACATGATGCAAAAATAAAATATGCAATTTTGCATATGACGTTAGAAATACCCACATGCATATTTTACCACAAGAAAACGAACTTTTGTTCTGTTTTTTAATTTATTTTTAGTCGGAAAACAACTAAAATATAATAAATAGTTAATAAAACAACTTATTATAGTAGTATGATAGAGCAATATTTATACTTATATTACTATGATAATATTTGGTCAAACTTTAAAACAATTAAGAAAGTCACGCGATTTAACGCAAGCAGAGTTAGCTGAAGCTCTTAATTTAAGTCAGAGTCAAATTAAAAATTGGGAAACCGGTCGATTTCAACCAGATATTGAAACTTTAGCAAGTATCGCCTCCTTTTTCAATGTATCTTTGGACGTTCTTGTTGGCTTCTCTAACAATTTTATCGATGAACCAATACAACAAGTCATTTCTGAAGCTAGGTCAACGTATGGGGCGTTAGACGATGCTCAGAAAGAGCGTTTTTGTAACCAGGTGTTATTGTTCATTCGAATGATTAAAGATAACCAAGATACGTTTTGATTTAAGTTCATTGTAGAAGAAATGTTTTCCAATGAAAAGAGGTAAAATTTTACATAATTTTACCATATTAACCAATGAGGGCTTCGGCTCTCTTTTTTTATTTTCATTCGACAAAATATGACAATATATAAATAACTTGTTTGCTACCATGAGGTGAGAAATCTTACATTTTGAAAGGGGAAACAATATGAGCAACAACCAAAAGGATAAAAAACCTAGTGAAAGTAAACTAGCAAAACAAGCTATTGCTGCAATATATAAACAAGATTCAAATATTACACCTAATATCGTTACAATTAACTTACCTCAGGGAATTGGATATGCTGCTGTAACAAAAGATCACATTCAATGTTTTAAATACGATAAAACCATCAACGACGTAACTAGCATATCTAAAAATTCACTATCAGAATTCTCTTCAGTTACAGTAGACCATTACGCCTTAAAAACTGTATTCTCCTTCAAAGGGACCGTAAGACCATTTACTTTCATTCCTCAAGAGAAAGGTAAAGAAATCGAAAGATTTATCCAAGATAATACATCCATTGAAATTGAACGTTTACAAAGAAAATGGTATCAAAAGATTTTAGGTTTCCGTTCCGGTAAGAAGTGGAAAATGGTAGTTGCTTTTCTTATATACATAATGATTATAGGTACAATTGGAAATATGATTTCTGGAAAAGACAACAAAAAAGAGGCGGATAATAATACAATACAAACTGCTTCTACTGAACCAGAAAAACAAAAAGATGTTGAGAAAGAAAGACAAGACGCTATAAAACAGGTTCAAGATGAAGAAAAAGCAAAAGCTGAAGAAGAGAAAAAGAAACAAGAAAAAGAAGCTGCTGCAAAACCTATAGAGAAAAAAGAAGTAACACTTGAGGATAAAGTAAAAAAACTCACAAATAAAAAATTTGGTGAGAAAAAAGTTGAGTCTGTTAAGGTAAATGACAACTTAGGAACCGAAGATCCAAACGATAAAATTGTATTAATAACTGCCGAAGCCAAAGAAAACATATCAGCAAATTACACTAAAAAAGGCATGTGGATTGATAGCATATCCATATTAAAAGATTTAAAGGATGAGAAAAATATAAGCGAAATTGCTTTCTTTTATAAATATCCTCTAGTAGATCAGTATGGTAACGAGAAAAAAGACAATGTTATGAAAATCACCCTTAACCGTGAAACACTAGACAAGATTAACTACGATAATTTCCTACATGACAACTTACCTAAAGTAGCTAATCAGTACTGGGAACATCCGGCATTGAGTAAAAAATAATTTACACTTGATAGAGCACTTTTCTTTATGAATTAACCTATAGCAGAAGATTAGACAGCGAAAATCACTTTATCCACAATATTTAATGAACAAATGATTAAATTGAAAATAAAAAACATCAAACCTGTGTATAAATAAGGTTATCCACAAAAAAGACCGTCATTAATCTGACGGTCTTCTCTTTTACTCTTCTTTTTTCAACAAAGTTCTGCTATCATAAAGTGGTAGATATATAAATTGCAAATGTAAATTTTTCATATAAATTATAAAAATAAAAAAACCCCGACGAAATTTTCATAGGTTGGAAGAGTTTGGCCGCCCAACTAACCGATGAAAATTGGAACACGAGGTTTGTATTAACATATTTAAAGTTGTATCGCTATGTCTATGATAGCATATACTTTAAAAAATGTGAACTACAATCCTCTATTTTCCTATACCCATTTTTGGTCGGGGTGGAAAAGAGAGGATTTTTTGTTATGGCTACAACCAATAAAGAACGTCGCATCAACGGTATGAAAGCAAGTACAGATTTATATTTTCAATTATTCCAGTACTTATTTTATGAACCAAAGTATAGAAAACTAAGCAATAATGCTCGTGTCTTATATTCTATCTTGCGTGATCGATACAAGCTTTCAGTACAAACTTCCCAAGTGAAAGATACTTTTATTGATGAAGACGGTAATATTTTCTGTATTCTAGATAACACTGAACTTAGTTATCTATTAACAGTATCAGAACCAACAGCAATTAAAGCAAAAAAAGAATTACATGCAGCTGCCCTACTTGAAGAAGTATCTGTAAAAGACGAAGCCAATCGCTTATATGTATTAGAACCAGAATTAACAACAGATAACTGGACATATATGTCTGAATTAGATGAATTACGTAAGCAGAAAAAAGAAAAGAAAAATGAGCGTGTAAAAAAACTAAAAGAAAAGAAAAGAGCTGAAAAAGCTCAAAAGAAAGACAGCGAACCTCAACCACCAGTTGGTGACTTAAATAACTTTAGTCACCAGGAAAATGAGGGTTCTGCAAAAAATGGTGACTTAAACATCTTTAGTCACGTGACTAAAGATTCTTTAGAGAATACAAAAGTATTTAATATACAGAACGATTTTACTTACTTTAGTAAGTATGTAGGTAAGAGTATCCCTGATCTCATTATTGATTTTTATAATCAATATTTCAAAACAACTAAGTACGCAAAAATTGAATTAACTAAAATGTGCGAAGAAGAAAATCCCGTATTAGTATTTGAATCGATTAAACGTGCTATTGATGGAGAAGCAGATAAGCCTATTGCATACATAAAGAAAACTATTACTAATTGGAATTCTTCTAATTGTGATACATTTGAGGATATTCAAAAATACGAAGAAAAACATCGTAATAACAAAAAACAAATTAAAGCTAAAGGTAACTATAAACCTAAAAATAAAACGGTACGTAAAGAAATGGTGCCGGAATGGGTTGGTGAAGAAGATAATACATCATCAACCAGAGCGGACAATGGACAAGCATCTGAAGACGAGCGTAAGCGTTTAGAGGACGTATTAAAGAAATATAAAAGAGATTAATATCATATAGGGGATGAATACGTATGCCAAGAATTTTCAATCTAAATCTGAAATACCAAAGATTTTAGAATTCGCTGGAGCTATAGAATCATTAGATAAATTTAATTCGCTTGATTTAGGATTTAGAGAATTAATGACAGTATAAAATTTCACACACCGTTCTATTTTTATATTTTCGAAAATCTGTACTTAGGGGATTTCAACGAATCTTAGGGAGGACAAACCTATGTCTTCCCTACTTTTCTACAAGTATTTTATTAGGTTTAGCGAAGTCTTTGCGAAGACCACGGAATCGCTTGTATAAATGATTTAAAAATCAATTAAATAGATTGTTTTTCAAGTTATTAATCATAAAGGTGTCACCTTGGTAATATCATGTATTGAAAAGGTAATACCATAGTGTTACTATTTAAGAGTATTAATTAATAAAGGGAGAGATGAAAATGCTAATAACAGCCGCTATTGATGCCGGAAACGATGCTTTAAAAGCTTTGTTTAATGGATTTGAAAACAAATTATACATTCCTAACGTAGTTAAAGAAATGGAATCTAGACAAGTAATTGAATTAGGTGACGATCCATTAAAGGAATTGCATGTACATATCACATCTTCAGCATTAAAAAAATCAGCAACATATGCAGTAGGTACTTTAGCTGCCAAAGAGAAACAAAGCGCTCAAATTCCTGCTACGGATTTAAAAAGCGAATCAGATCAAACAACAATCTTAATGTTAACTGCATTAGCATATGAAGCAGCTTCTAATAGTGATAAAGATGTAATTGATGCAGAATTCTTACTTTCTACGGGCCTTCCAGTTGACGAAGTTAAAGAGGATAAACGCGCAGGGTTTAAGAAAAAACTTTTAGAAGGTACTCATGTTGTTGAGTTCAAGAAAACACCTCATTTAGAAGGTAAAAAAGTACGTATCTCATTTAAAGATATTTTTGTAAACGTTGAAGGATTCGCAGCAATGATTAATTTAACAATCAGCGAAGAATTAAAATCTCAAAATTCAGAGTTAAGACAAAAGAACATCTTAATTAATGATATGGGTGGTAATACTACTGATAAAGCAGTAATTCGTATGGGGCAAATTGACAACGAATACTCAAGCGGTTCTCCTTTAGGTATTGGTGAATATTTAGACGCAATACGTAAAGAAGTCTTCAATACTTACCGTGTAGATGTATTTAAGTCAAGAAGACAGCTTGTTGAAAATATGACTGCAAAACATGAAGCTTATATTATTAGACCGCATGGTAAACCAGTTTCTTATTATGAAATTGCAGAGAAACATTTAAAAGAATTTACTGTAAGAGAATACGCTGATTTAGTAGATAAATGGAAAGAAGTTGGGGATCTACACAGTATCCATAATGTTGGCGGTTCAGCAGCGATTGTTAAATCATTTTTAGAGGATATAAACAAAAATGAAAATCAATTCGAGATGCATTTCTTAGATACAGAAGAAAGCATTTGGAGTATTGCTAAAGCTTACTATAAGTTATTATTGGTTATCGCTAAACAAAAGGAATTAAGCCTTAATTAGTGGGTGGTATAAATGAAAAAAATTAAAGATGTTCAACCTGGTAAAACTTTTACTGTAAAAGTTCCAGTTGATGCAGATAAACAAACTTTAGATTTTTTGAATAAAAACAGAGATATTTCAAGAAATAAACTTGTTTATTGGATATTAGACAAGGAAGCCAAGAAGGAAAATCGTAGAGAAATCACTATCCCTCTTAGTTTTTCATTAACAGCAGATGAAAAAGAACAATTACTTAATCCGATGGCTGTTAAAGCTCTTGAAGCATTTGTTAAATCTTTAATAGGCATTGAAGACGTACCTGTAAAAGAAGTCAAAGAAGAGATTAATCTCGCTGACTTTGCAGGTATGATTAATTATGAATGACATAAATCGGTAGTTATTCAAGAAAAACATAACCTCCTCCCTCTCTTTTAACCGTTTTTTCATGGAATATTGGAATTATGGAAAAGTGTCCCTGAGATAAATAAGAGAGAGGAGGCAATTTTTCGAAAGAGGGGAGCAGCATGAGTAATGTTAACCCTATGTTTCAGCCGCAAAAACACTCTACTACAATAACAAACTTACAACCTCGCAAAACACGATCTGATAAAAAGAAAGATATAAAAATTCCAGTAAATGAAATTCAACGACAGTTAATAAGAACCTCAGCCTTTAAAGAAGGAATAACCACTACACAATATATGTCCAAATTAATATCAGAACATCTCAGAATTGATTATATAAGCGAAATACATGCGTATGAATATAAAGACACCAAAAAGTATATTCACGCGAAATTAGGGCAGGAAATGCACTCTAAGCTTGTCCGATTAGCGATTGAATGGGGAGTCTCACAAAGAGCAGCTGCAACACGTATTTTATGCTTTGCATTACGCACCATGTAAGGAGTGACCGTATGTATAGTAAATACGATGTGATGACAAAAGAAATACAACTTATGAGTGCTAGTAATTGGTGGGAGCGAACGAAAATTGAATGGAAGTTAAAAGAGAAGTACCGTTTTGAAGTGAAGATGCTCAAAATTTACTTATTTCGAATGAATATTATTATCGAAGATATGGAAGAGGAAGATTACGAGTGTAATGCTAGTGATCTAGCTGAGATACTTGTTGAGGACTTCCTTGAGCATATACGCTCTAAAAATAGTATGGAGCAGTTGTATCAAATCCTAGAGAGCAAGAAACATTATACGGATTTTAATTTGGAGTTTAATGAAAATGACGATCGGTACGGTACACTTTCTATAAAAATTGATAGACGGACATTAAGACGAATTGAAGTGTTTTTTTCGGATATGGCTCATAGTTTCCCTATGCACGGTTTTACAGCTGAAAAATTGATCAATATTCTGATGTGTGACTACATGCGGTTTTATGCTGAAGAACCAGGAAAGAAACTATCTCTGTTGAAGCGAAGATTTTCATAGTGTTTAAATTTCCTATTTTCGGGATGTTTAAAAAATGAAATCTTTGACCACTCTTGTACTAAGAATTTAAAACAGGAGTGATAAAATGGGATGGCTTATTTCTGGTAAAGGAAGAAAGTCGAAGCTCTCCAATTTTCTGGAGAAAAACAAAATTACTCAACAGGAATTAGCGGAAAGAAGCGGAGTAAGTAAATCGACTATTAGTCGTGTATGCCAAGGAGATAAATTTTCGCCAACCATGAAAAATGCACAAAAGATTATAAAAGCATTGAAGAAATTAACTAACAAAGATGTACATTATGATGACTTTTGGATGTAGCTCCGTTAAAAACGGGGCTATTTATTATTAGGAGTAATTATTGTGTTTTTGGACATTTTTTTACTATAAAAAATGTTAGGGTGAAAGTGTCAGTCCGTCCTAACAAATTTAAAAAGATTAAAATCCCTCAAATACAGGTTATAAATGACCAAAAACGTAAGAGTTTGGACCCCAACTTCAGCGTACACATTTTACTATCATAATTAATATAATTCACCTCTTTATTTTTGTTAGGATGGCCTAACAAAAAATCCCCCCGAAAAAAGGAGGAATGTTCGTTTTCCTACTGTATGTTATGATGAATTTGCGGTTCTTATTTGTTCAACAATCCAAGTAGAGTTATCTAAACCGCACACTTTCTGAATGGAGCACATCCTTACTACTCATAAGGTGTGCTCCGCCTTTGTATAAAGATAAATAGGAGGAGATAAACGATGCGTGATGTATATCCAGTCAAATATTATAGCAAAGAAGGATTTGTAGAACGAAAAATAGAGATTAACGAAGAAGATTTACAAAAAATCATTGAAGATTATTTAGATAGGCATGCGGACTTTGATTTTGATGAACTTGAGGTTGTAAATAACCGTCCTATGAATATTTGGTTATACGCAAAGTGTAGAAAGTATGTAGATGAAGAAAACCCTGAAGATGATCAAGCTGTACATGAAGCAGAGTTGGAAATCACAGGAGAATATGACGGGAATGGTATATTTTAAAGGAGTACGGCAACGCTTCCTTTTTTGGGGGTCACTCACAAAGTATGAACATATTTAAGCATTGTATTGGGTCATTGCTATACATACCTCGTATTTTATAAGAAAAAGGATACGTTATTTGATTAACGTACCCTTTTTTATTTTTTCTATATTTTTCTTGCTCATAGATACGAGCTGCCATTCCAGCTCGGAATAAAATAAATGCCCTATGAACTACTAATGGGACTACGCCACCATTTGTTTTAACTTACTTTACATACACATAGGCTTCACTTGCTGTTACATAGTATGTTTTTCCTTTGCTATTGTGTACTTTATATTGCAGTGAACCATTTACATTTACTTTCGCATCAATTGTAAATCCTAATCCTGCATCTACAGAACCAGCCACATCTTTATCCTGCCAAGATGGAGCATCATAGAATCGTAGGTTATTAACTTTAGAAACGACACGCTTCCCTACAATAGAATAATCCACTGTGCTTTTCTTACTGAACTTCACATAAGATGGATCATTTTTAATCCATTGCTCACCGCCAAGGTTTAACCAGCCATCTTTTTCAGCCCATACAACATAAGCTTCTGGTTTGTTTAACTGACGAATCTTAGAATAGCTTGTACCAGGTCCTTTACGTAAGTTAACGTTGTAACCTTCAATATAAGCAATACCATCTGTTACAGCTGTTGGAACTTCCGCTGGTTTAGATGGCTTATCAGGAACAGAAACTTCAACATTAGAGTTATTGTATGCTCGTTGTACATCTGCTCTAAATTGAGATTCTGAAACGCCATGAGACTTTAAGTAATCAAGTGGGTCTTCATGATCTGTACCA